TACACATAAACTTAGATTTTCTACTACTAGTCAAGATGCTGATGCTTACACACAAACAAGTACAAATACGAATTTAACTTATGTTACATTTATTAGATTAGGAAACACTTAAAATGACATTAACAACAATCAACCTCGCAGCTTTAGGACAAACAGTAAATTTAGGAACCGAAGTTACAGGCACATTACCCACGGGTAATGGTGGCACTGGCTCAACAGCAACAACGTTTGTTAACGCAGCTACTAATGTGACTGGCACTTTACCTAGTGCAAATTTACCTACAGTTCCTGTTACTAAAGGTGGCACAGGATTAACGGCAGGAACCACTGATCAATTTCTTAAATTTACAGGTACCACAACAGTCGCTAGTGCAGCTGTAGTAGCAGGTTTAGAAGAAGCTGACCAATGGAGAATTTCATCTGAATTTACTGGTGCGGCTAACCCTCCGACAAACTGGGAAAGAAATGATACTTATTCAGATAAAGTAGGAACAGGACTTAGTGTTAGTAATGGATATTTTTCATTTCCATCTACAGGTATTTACTGGATAGATTTTAGACGATATGGATATTGTCCTAATAAAGCGGCAAACATTCACACAGTAATAAAATTTACACATAATAATTCTAACTATACAACTGTTGGGTTAGGTTATGGTAGTACACAACCAAATTCGCAAGACCCTTCAAATAATGACCATTATAATTCGCATATAACTGCAACTGTTGATGTTACAGATACATCACTTAATAAAGTGTATTTTGGTTTTTCACATTATGGAAGTGTAAGTAGTTTAACTTCAAGTGGAAATAGTGATGCAAATTATTCTCACGCAACTTTTTTAAAACTAGGAGCAACATAAAATGCGACCAACTCATATTGAACAAGCATTAGCACAAATGCACGAAAACCAATGGTTTACTTGGACAGATACATCAAACAAAATTTATGCAAATTTAAAACTATCTGACAAACTTGGTGTAGATGGAGAGTTAATAGATAATCCTCATTCTTTGCCAACTGAAGAAGAAGTAAATGCAAAATTAAAAGAAATGCAAGACGCGTGGGACGCGGCTAATACGTAATGTTCTACGGCGCAGCAGCATATGCGACCGAAACATTTTCACAGGGTCCTTCATCATTTGGTAGCATAATTGTTGTACCTACAGGGGTACGCGCAACCTTTAACCTGGGCACAGTTACTGTTACAGGTAACAGTGTTATTGATGATTTAGTAGGTGTACGTGCTACCTTTGCGGTAGGTGCATTAACAATTACAGGTGATGCAAACATTACCTTGGATGGTCAAAGAGCAACCTTTGGTTTAGGTACAGTCACAGTCAGTGGCGCTGCAAACGTTATTTTGACAGGAGTTCGCTCGACATTTGATGTCGGAGATGTTACAATAGAATCTAAATACGACGTAACTGGTGTCAGAGCCACGTTCGCACAAGGATCTGTTACAGTAGTAGGTTCAGCTACAGTGACATTAGAAGGAGTGAGGGCAACCTTTGCAGTAGGGACGCCTAAATTTACAATATGGAACGGTGTGGATGATTCTAACACAGACATCTGGACAGTGGTACCAACAGGTTAAGGAGAAAAATGGCAGACTCGAATATAATTAAAGTAAATCTTCAGACTACTGGGTCTAACTCTGGTACTTGGGGTACAATAACAAACGAAAACTTAGAAAAAGTAGAAGAAACATTAAAAGGATTTATTGCAGTACCTATTACAGGCGCAACGACTACCTTATCTAACCCTAGTGGTGGTAATGGTTTAGCTTCACAGACAGCGAAAATAACACTTAAACTTACAGGCACCCTCGGTGCAACAACTAGCGTTGAAACAGCTGCAAGTGTTGATAATTTTTATTTAGTAGAAGATGCAACAACAAGAGCCGGTAATACTTTATTATTTGGACCAGCTGGTGGAACAAAAGTAACACTAGTAGAAGGTGCAAAACATCTTATCTTTGTTGATGGTGGATCTAACACAGCTTTTGATGTCTTTAGCGACATGGGTAATGTTAAAGCTAACGGTACATTAGAGGCAACAGGCAATGTTACACTTAACGGTGGTGATCTTACTTTTAACGCAGCAGGCGCTAACAAAGATGCAACTTTTTCTGGTGTAACAGAAGCTAATTTATTTAAAGTAGATGCCAGCACGGATCGTGTAGGTATTGCAACTAACTCACCCGCAACAACTTTAGAAGTAGCGGGCACGTTTAAAGCAACAGGCGCTGTAACTTTAACTTCTACTTTAGGAGTAACAGGATTAATAACTGCTTCTACTTTAACAGCGACAGGAAATGTAAATGTAGATGGAGGTAGTTTTACTTTTAATGAAACTGGAGCAGCTGTAGATGCAAGGTTTGAAGGAGATACTGATGTATCTCTTTTATTTACAGACGGTAGTGCTGATATTGTTGGTATTGGAACAGGTACACCTTCAGGTGCTAAATTAGAAATTAATCAAAATAATGCAGCTGGTGCAATAGCTTGTTTATCCTTGGATCAAGATGATACAGATCAAGAATTTATTTATTTTGATGGGACATCTGCTGGAGATAGTACAAAAAGTTTATCTTCTTCAACAGCAACCGCAGGAACAAAGCAAGGAGCGATACGTATTAATGTAAATGGAACGGATCGTTGGATAAGATTTTACGATACAGCAGTATAGGGTTTAAATGACTCTAATAAAAGTACCTATAGCACCAGGAATAGACCAACAAGACACCGAATATGGTGCTGAAGGTAAATGGTTTTTTGGTAAGAATGTACGTTTTAGATATGGTCTTCCAGAAAAAATAGGTGGTTTTACTACTATTACAACAGAAACTTTAATTGGTGCAGCACGTGGTATCGTTGATTGGTTTGATCTTAGGGGTGAGCAATATTTATCAGCCGGAACAAATAAAAAATTATACGTATACCAGAATAATGCCTGGTATGATATTACACCAACGCGTGCAACAGCAGTAGGTAATATTACAGGGTTTACAACTGTAAATAATTCCCCTACAGTCACCATAACAGACGCGGCACATGGTGCAATAGAAGGTGACTTTGTTACAATAACAAGTGTTAGTGGTGCAGTTAATGGAATACCTGCGGCTACACTACAAAATAAACAATACGAAATAATAGAAGTTGTATCGACATCACAATATAAAATTACTGCAACAGCTGATGCAACAAGTACAGGTGCTTCTGCAGCAACAGCAACAGCATCTTATGAAATTAATACAAACCCAGCAACATCTATAGCCGGTTACGGTTGGGGTGCAGGCACATGGGGATTATCTACATGGAACACGACACGCGCTGGTCTTGCAGCTCCTAACTCAGTGCAGTTAGATTCAGGTAAATGGTCCTTGGACACTTGGGGTGAAGATTTATTAGCATGCCAGTTTAATGGCTCGCTTTATTACTGGGACACATCAAACAGTGCAGGCACACCTGTAGCAGCTGTAATTATTTCTAATGCTCCAACGCAAAATAGATTTGTTTTAGTATCTGGTACAGATAGACATGTAATATGTTTTGGAACACAGCTAATAGGAACAACGACACAAGATGATATGTTTATACGTTGGTCAGATCAGGAAAACGAAAATGATTGGACACCTACATCAACTAACACATCTGGTTCACAAAGATTAACAGATGGTAGTAAATTAATTACTGCTAAAAGATCACGTGGTGCTATACTTGTATGGACAGATACAGCTTTGTATCAAATGCAATTAATAGGTGCGCCGTTTACATTTGGTTTTTCACAACTTGGTTCTGCTTGTGGTGCTATTGGATTACACTCAGCTGTAGAATCAAATGGTAACTCATTTTGGATGGGTAAAGATTCTTTCTTCGTATTTGATGGTGCGGTTAAAAAAATACCGTGTAGTGTAGAAGACTATGTATTTACAAACATAGACCAGGCGTCACAAAAAGATACATTTGCTTGTCTTAATAGTGAGTTTAATGAAGTAACATGGTTTTATCCTTCCAATGGATCATCACAAATAGATAGATATGTAACTTACAACTATGAAGAAAAATCTTGGTCTATTGGTGATCTTGCTAGATCTTCATGGGTAGATAAAGGTGTGTATGATTTTCCTTACGCTTTAGATTATGACCCTACAAGTTCTACAACACCAATTAAACCATTGTTACCAGCTACAGAAATATCTGGTGTGACTAACGGACGTGCATTGATGTATGCACAAGAATTTGGAACAGATGCAAATGGTGTGGCATTAGAGTCAGAATTAAATTCTGGTGCTTTTGTTATTCCGCAAGCAGGAGAAAACTTAATGTCAATTAAAAGATTTATACCTGACTTTAAAAACATTGCTGGCAATATAAATGTTGATTTAATATTTAAATTATATCCTACATCAAGTGCTACTACAACTGCTCACACAATTACATCTACTACTAATAAAGTAGATACACGTGCACGTGGACGACAAGCACAAATTAGTATAAAAACTACAGAGTTAGGAGCTAACTGGCGTTATGGAACTTACAGAGCTGATGTACAACAAGACGGAATGAGATAATGGCACAAATAGTATTACCAAGGACACCTCAAGGAACACAAGAATATGACAAAGTGCAAATAGATAAACTAGTTGCAAACCTAGAACAATTAATTTTACTGCTTAACAGCACTTACACACCGGAAACGTTGCGTAATGATGATGAAGCTTTTGCGTGGTTTAATGGGTAATATATACACAAATTATAAAGTAGATTTAGCTACAAATACTAGCCCTGTGGTATTATATACGGTGCCAGATAAGGTACAAGCTGTCATTAAATCTATAAGAGTTAGTGATGACTCAGGTTCTGGTAGTACAATTACGGCTACCATTACAGATGCAGCAAGTGCCGTGTTTAGTTTAGGTAAAGATATAGTGGTAGGAGCTGCGGTTCCTGTAGAATTATTGACTGAACCCCTTGTAGCCAAGCAAGGAGAGATAATTACGGTTACACCAGGCAACGCAGACAGGCTACACGTAGTACTTTCGGTGCTTGAAATTAACAATAATACTTGATATAAGGAGTAAATATGCCTATAAAAGATGATAGTGTAGTAAAATGGACCACAGTAAACGGGGAAAAAGTACCTGAAATTGTTGTGCCAGCCGAAGTAACTATTACTAATACGCAAACAGGAAAACAATATGGGTCAGATAAAGAAGCTGACGATGATGTTAATGATCCTGCAACCGACACAAAGGTACACCATATCAGACGTGATGTAAAAGTATCTGTCGCAATTCACAAAATAATTGAAAGTATAGCAGGAGACTTATAGTAGTGTTTTCATTAGCAGCAGTAGGAATAGGCGCACTCTTAGGAGGATTAACAGAAAAACAACGTGGTGGAAATTTTTTAAAAGGAGCTCTTCAAGGAGGTGCACTTGGTGGTATTGGTGGCGCTTTAGGAGCTAAATTTGGTGGTGGCGCTGGCGGAGCATTTGGTTTTGGAACTGGAGCAAAAGGATTGCTACTTCCAGCAGCTGGTATTGGTTTAGCAAGTGAAATGTTAGGACAAGAAGATGCTAACCGTAGAATGCTTGAAGGTAGAAGAAGATTTTTTGATGAAGAAGAAGAAAGAAGAATTGCAAGATTAAATGAAATGGCTGGATACGATGTATCTAAAGCAAGATTAACTCCACAAACATTTTTTATGGCTAGTGGAGGTTTAACTAATCTTCCACAGTACGCTAATGGAGGATGGGCGCGCAAAGGATATGAGTATGGTGGTGAAGTAGAGGAAATGGAAATGGCATCAGCTCCACATCCTATGGAAGGTTGGTATAATATGTACGATGACATGATTGGTTCTGGAGAATTTCAAGGAACGTTTGATGAATTTATGGAAATGATAAACAATTCTGATTATGATGTTCCAATGGCAGCACGTGGTGGACGTATACATGCGAAAGATGGAAAGTATATAAATGAAGAAGATGGTAGTTTTGAATATGATATAGATATTGATGGTAATAAATACGATTTTAGTTTTGATGAAGAATTAACTGAAGAAGGATTAGATAGTTTTAGAAGAAGACTTGACATACGAAAAATGATGGAAGGTATGTTTGATGATGAAGGTAATTTTATAGGTGATCCTGGAATGATGTTTGATCCTTCTAATGAAGATGGAACTATAACCACAATGGGTCCTGATGGAAACATGGTAAATGTTAAACCAATGGCACAAGGTGGAAGAATTCATGCTAAAGATGGTCTATGGGCTAATATACATGCTAAGAGAGCACGTATAAAAGCAGGAAGTGGAGAAAAAATGAGACCAGCTGGATCTAAAGGTGCACCAACAGACAAAGCTTTACGGCAAAGTCAAGCAACTGGTGGCATAGCTGATTTAGATATGCGTTATGGTGGAGAGTCAATGGGCCCAGGAACCGGGACCTCTGATGATGTACCAGCAATGTTAAGTGATGGAGAGTTTGTTGTTACAGCTAAAGCTGTTGAACAATTAGGCGGTGGAGACCGTATGGAAGGAGCGAAAAGAATGTATTCAATGATGAATAGTTTAGATCCTGCTTCTCAAAAACCTGGAGAGATGGAATATATTGGTCACGGATGATCGAGTGGAGATTTTTCGACGTCGATGACGTTGATTGGATAATTGATTCTAGCAAGGTGATGTTTGCTGAGTCAGAGTGGAAAGAAGGAGAGTATGATGAGCAAAAGGTAAGAGATTATCTTTTACATGTCATAGACAATCCATTAAGCTACTGTGGATTAATAGGGCTTAAGGATGGTCAAAAAGCTGGTTTCTTTATAGGACAAGTTGGTGAATATGTTTTTGCTAAAACAAAGTTTGCTAGGGAGTCAGAGATATATGTGTTACCGGCTTATCGTGGTAGTATGGTTGCTATGACGATGATGAAAAAATTTATTGAATGGGCTAAAGCAATGAAAGCAAAAGAGTTATTTTTCGAACCTTCTACTAACGGTGAGTTAAATAAATTTGATGCCATGGCTAAAAGATTAGGAATGAATATTACAAGTAAAACATACAGGAAATCATTATGAGTATACCAAGTTTTGGAAACCCAAGTGTAGGCACACCACCAAGCACGGCTCAACAATCATACCAGTATGAAGCACCAGAAATTCAAGCACGTAAGCTTGGACTTATGGATATTGCTGCTGATCTAGCACAAGGAAAACAACCTGCATATGGTGGGCTTCAAATTCCCACTCAACAACAAGCAGGTTTTACAGGCGCACAAAATCAAGCTTTTGATTTAGCACAACAAGGTATTGGTGGTTACCAACCATTTTTAAACAACGCTAATTATTACGCGCAAAAAGCAGCCGACCCTACAGCATACAAAGACTTTATGAATCCCTACCAGGATGAGGTTATAAGAGGAATAGAAGATCAATTTACAAAAGCAGAAAATCAACAAGACATGCAAGCTGTGAAAGCAGGAGCATTTGGAGGATCTAGATCAGGAATTGCTAGATCAGAATTGGCAGGAGAAAGAGCATCAGCTGTGGGACAAGCACAGGCACAAGCTTTTAATCAAGCACAACAAATGGCCCAAGGAGCTTACAGCGGAGCTGCACAACAACAAGCAGCATTAGGTGCACAACAGCAAGGATTAGCAGGAGCAGATATTAATACATTGTTACAAACTGGTGGAAGACAACAACAGTTTGCACAACAAGGACTTGACTCACAATACAGACAACAATTACAACAGATGTACGAACCATACCAAAGACTTGGTTTTGTATCTGACATGTACCAAGGTGCACCAACAAGTGCATCGTCATTAACAATGGCAACAACACCACAAGCTAACCCAATGTCCCAAGCAATTGGAATGGGTATAACAGGGCTTGCAGCATATCAAGGATTCGCAAACGGAAACACTGGCACACAAGTATAAGGGGTTAAATGAGCAATACACTAAAGAGACCTTTATTTAAACAAGGTCCAGATGGGCAAATGAGAACAGCTGCTTTTGGCGGAGGTTTAAAACAGCTATATAAAGCTGGTAAATATTTTGCACCTAAATTTTCTAACGTTCCTTACAACTTTAATGCTGCAATGACAAGAATGGGTGTACCTACAATAACAGGTAAAAGACGTTCAACAGGTATTGATAATCCTTTTGTAGGAAAAACAGGTCCAATGAATCCTAGCGCTGGTCAAAGCTATGATTTTAGAATGAAACAATGGACTGATAAATTAAACACTTTAAAAGATAAAAATGGAATAGGAACTCTTCAAGCAAGTGGATTAAAAGGTATGAAAGGAATGCCACAAGAAGTTATTGATCATTGGCAGACCTTGCCAAAAATGAGTGGTAAACGTAGAACAGTAGAACAACTATTATACCCAACAGCTTACAGCATGGGTAGTAACTGGATGGACGATCATTCAGAACAAGGAGGAAATGTACAGTCTGAATCTGGTAGCGTGGTCCAAGAACCTCCAGCACAAAAAAATAAACCTTCAGATAGACAGCCAGGATTATTTGAAAGTAAAGACGATATAGAAGGACCTATAACACCAGGTAGTGATAATATACCTGATGACAGCGTAGCAGATTTAGATTCTAATGACGAGTATGATGGAGTACCATCTGACAGACAACCAGGATTATTTGGAAGTGAAATGCCCGACTTAGTTTCAGAAGCTGTTGTTGCAGATGATAGTATTTCTCCAAAATCAATTGAAGATTATAAAAATGAATTACGAGAAGTAATTGGTAAAGAAGACAACACAATGGGATCGTTACTCTTAATGCAATTAGGATTAGGAATGATGGCAGGAAAATCTAACCAAGCAGGGTTTGCTGGTTTTGCTGAGATTGCTGGTAAAACAGGGCAACAAGTTTTGCCTATGTTTATGGAACATATGCAGAACAAACGTAAAGAAGATAAAGAGATTGCATTAGCTGCCTATGATATGTTGCGAGCAGATCGTGATGCAAAAACTCAACGTAAAAATGATTTAGCTGATTGGAGATACAAAGAAGATTATAAATTAAATGATTGGATTGGAAAAGAACAGTATAAAAATGCAATGAACCCACCAGGAGATTTATCCATGGTGCAAGTTAATAATCCATTTACTCTTCCATCAGGAGAAGTAGTAAACAATTGGTCAAATGTAGGAAAACAAATTTTTTCTAAATCACCTGAAGCATTACAAATAATGGCACTAAATGATCCTAATCTTCGTGTAGTTCCATTTAACATGACAGAAGCTGGAATGAAAAGTCTTGGTCTAGGTGATATGAATCTTACAAAAGCGCAACGTGGTGAACAATCATTACTTGCTGGTGTATACAAAAGTAACTTAGAACAAATTTTAAATTTTGTAACAGATCCAGAAATTGGTGTTCATTCAGGCAACTTCCAAACAGGTTCAGCTGGTTTAGCATTAAAAACTGCTAGATTTATTACTAGAGATGTTCAAAATTTCTTTAACACATTACTACCAGGAGATAGTGCAGCATCTAATGCAATGTCTGGTATGTACGGCAGTCTTAGATCAACTACAGAAGACACTATGCAAGGTTTAGTAGACTCACAAATGGGTTTGCTTGCTGGTGATGGTAACGTTGCAAGTAAAATACACGGTGGTCAAAAAGATGTTCAGTTTGGTAAGTACGATGATGGAACAGGAAACATGGTTGAAGGAAATTTTGCTACTGAAAAATATGTAAGAAACTTAATGGATAATCAATTCTATGATGTTGAAGATCAAATGATAAACATGATGGGTTTCTTGGAAGCACGTTTAAAGCAGCCTACTGGTCGTCTACTCGCTGACACAATTCAAACTTCTATTAATAATTTAAGAAAAGACAGAATGTTAACTTCAGGTGATCCAAAACAATACGCAAACAAAATGCATATGTTTGTAAAACGTTTATATAACGCTTACGCAGAACATGCAATGAGAGCCGGAACTCAACCAGAAACTCAATTTGGTAGTGGTAGATTAGGACAACCGCTTACAATTGAAGGATACAATCAATCATACTTAAACTTTGTTGGTAATGAGAACATAGATCAAGGAATTGATTTAGGATTTATGCAACAATTTCCTAATCAACAAACAATTCAAACGGGTAATGCTCCAGGAAATATTTATCCTGGAACACAAGAAGTAATCGTTAATGGATCTGCTGATTTTAAAGATCTTTTACAAATGTACACGGATTAATTATGGCTATAAAACTAAATCCTTTTTCTACCGATCAATTATCTACATTATTAATGGGAGAAACAGCCGGTAAAGAAAAAATTATTGGCGCTAAAGATACAGAGTATACAGATTTTAGAGGGACAGTTCCTATTACTGATGCCGAAGCAAGGATTGAAAGAATAAGAAAAAATACTGGTGAAGCAAAAGATGCAATACTAGGAGGATTTTGGGATTCAGTAAAAGGTGGTGCGCAAACAGTTTACGATGTATACAACTATGGACCTCGTGGAGTTCCTCAACATATAAAAGAAGAAAGAGCACTTGAAGCAAAAGCTGCTTTAGATAAGGTTAATAAAGATTCACAATTACAAATACAATATGAAAAAGCTTTAGCTAATAGACCTGATGTTAAAACAGTAAGAGCAGAAATTGCACAAATAATTGCAGCCGCTCAAAAAAAAGAAGACAACAATCCAGGAAGTGTTAATCAAGGTGAATTAGAAGCTCGTCTTTTAGCATATGCTAGATCACAAGGATATACTGCACAAGAAGTACAAGGTGGCGGTGACGTAGATGTTGATCTTATGCCT